CAACAGCATGTTCTTTTCCGCGAGGTGACTTTCCAACCCCGATAGACAACCCCTTCGGTTGCCACTCGTCATTTACGGGGAGTGAGGGCGGCGGGGTTCATCGTCAGCAACATTCCAAAACTTTCAAGGCTTTCTGGAAAGCCTGTGCTGTTCGGGAAGGGGTCGAAATAAGGTTTGCCGTCCATGCAAACAACAGCATGTTCTTTTCCGCGAGGTGACTTTCCAACCCCGATAGACAACCCCTTCGGTTGCCACTCGTCATTTACTTTGTAGCTAAAAAACACAATGTCGAATCCTCTTTTCTGCAAAACCTTTCTCCACTCTTGGAGCCATTCGTCAGTCGGCAATTTAATATCCGGCTCGTCATCAAAGCTTTCATAAGGTTGACCCGTAATCGTGGCTACGCAAGCGCGGAAACAGTCGTCATCCCTTCTCTGATAGACCTTGGCCTCCCTATCCTGAGCAGGGGCGGGCTTGTGAATTCGACATTCCGGGTCAAGACTTCCACAGCCGCACGGATGCCACGTATAGAACCGGCCGCAGTCGAGGCATTGTCCAGAGTCACCGTCCTTCTCTCCCGACTTCACATTCCTATGCTGGCATCCCTTCGGCCCCTCGACCCCCGCAGAGGCGAGGGCGGCTCTTGCGATTGCTCCACCGTCAGAAAAAACATCTAAAACATAACCGCCATCCCGTAATCTTTCATCTGACTTGGGATGCTGATTTGAGCCACGATAATATCTTTCGTCGGCGTAGTATTCCAACGCCTCCCGCAGAACCTTCTCGGCCATGTTACTCATAATTCACCGCCCTTCATATTCCCACATGACGGCATTGCAGTAGGCGTGAACTGCTCCTTCTGTCAATCCTGTCGCGTGGTCATGTTGTAAATGGATTGGGTGCTTCAAAAAATTATTTGGGAAAAAATCCCAATGAATTTTTTTATCGGTAATTTTTTTCGGGGGTTTTGCTCCCAATACCCCCTTGCAATAAAAGCAGAGGCCTTTTTGAAGCTCGATGTATTTTTCTCTGACCTGAATCCTTTGAACGACATTGAGCTTTGAATATTTTGCTGGGATTTTTATTGGACTCATCCGTGGTTGCCTTTCCCGAATCTAAGCGACTTAATGCGTCGCCTGATCGATGATCTTTGTGCTTTGCGCTGGCCCGGATAGACCCTCGCCTTGTTCACGTAAAGGGCGACAAGAGGGTAATTCAGAAGAAAGGCGTCCCGCTTCAGACGAAAAGAATCGTCTGATCGGTTCCACCCCTTTGATTCGTGATAGGAAAACGTCCCATCGTTTTCTTCCACCCGGAAATCGACCTTCCAAGATCGCCAGTATTGGCCGTTTATATTCAACGGGACGGCGACCTGCCATTGAAAGTCTTTTATTTCGCCGCCTTGTTTTCTGGCGAAAAGCCAGTTGCAATATGACGCCTCTGATTTTGACGGGTGAAAATGCTTCAAAAAACAAAAGCTCTTTTGAGCGCGCCCGTTCACAGTGAATCGTGGTCTGGGTTATGAAAATCTTCTTCTTCGCTTTCTTCTTCGGCATATCCGCAATCTTCGTCTTCCGGGCCATCAGAAAAAAGATTCGTAAAGCACCCTGCAAATGCTTCGGGTTGCTCAAGCTTTGGGTCACGAACAATGTCGATGATTTTCCCCTCTTTGTTTTTGATGATTTCCATCAGGGCAAATTCCTTTCCCCCTGATCTATGTTCAATCATCGTGGCAATGCCAACTCTCTTTTCAATCTCTTCAGAATAATCCCCGCGCTTCAGCTTTTCGATCTGTTCTTCCGTCATTTCTTTCGTTTCAATGCGGGAAAATTCACACTGGATGTGCAGGATGATGGAGACTGTTTCTTCCATTTTTGCCGCCATCCGTAACGCGCCTCTTAATACTTTTTTCCCATCAGGCCCAGCGGCAAGAAAAGGATCGATTGGCATGATATTCGATTCTCCTTTCTTGTTTATGATCGTGGCCGTGGAAGGGACGTTTTTAAAACCCCCATCCAGAAGATATGATCGGGATTTTCTCATAAAATATTCCATTGCTTCGCCCGGCCCAATGGGCAAACGTATCTTTGTCATGGCGCGAGCGGCAAACGCGATTTTAATTTTATCCAGTGGGTTCATTTTTTCCTTTCAGTAGCCCAGTCGGGCTTCTACGGCAAACTCTTCCAAGCGTGTCTTGTATTGTTCCGCTTGGGAAAGCGCGCCTACTTTTGTGAGATGCTCAAAGCCATCTTTCAGGAAATTCAGAAAGCCCTCGTTTTCAGAAGCGGCGATTGATTTCGCCTTTATGTATCCTGAATAGTGGTTTTCCAAGAGCTTCCATGTTTCGGACTTGTCGCGGGCGGGTGTCGTCAGATAATCCTGATAATCTTCGTTCCAGCCTTTGGGGGCCGGGGGCTTGCGGTGATATTTGAATCCCTCGAATACGTCAGGCTTCAACGCGCGAAGATATGTGGCTGTCAGCCGTTCGTCCAGACTGACAGGGTTCTTCGGATCGTGCTGAAGCATGATTTCTTTGAATTCCCGCGCTATCGGATCGCGGGCCGGTGGAATCGCCTTCTGAATCGGGTTCTCCCCCTGTGGGTCGCTCATGGAGCCTCCTTTTGAACGCGGCCAGCCGAGCGGCTTCATCGACTGGCTCATGCAGGTAGTTTTCAAAATTGGTCAGGTTGAACAGCGTGGACGGGCGCAGATAGGCCCGCATTTTGTCAGAAAGGCCCCAAGAAAGCACTTTCTTGTCAATGACGGCCCGGAAGTCGTCCAAAGTCCTTCCTTCGCTGTAACGGGCCTTTACGAGCGAAATCGTGCTTTTATTCCGGGGGTCGAAGTTCCTACCGGCCTTTTCGTTCAAGTAGCGGGTAGGAGCCTCAAGGTCGGGCTGGCCCGACGTTTCTTTATTACTATCTTTAGCTTGTATATCTTTTGTAATACATATGTCGTTGCCGTTTTCGGCAATGGCAAATTGCCGTTTTCGGCAATGAACTGTTGCCGTTTTCGGCAATGTTGCCGTTTTCGGCAATGGTTTCCACTTGTCAAAATCCTTTTGATAGGAATAAGTTACGTGATAACCCTTGCCATTTTGGGCAATGATTTTCCTATGAACCAACCGCTTCAGAAGGCGACAGCAATGCTCCCGGGAAATGCCTGTCCCTTTTGAAAATTGATCGAGGGAAACCTTGTCTTCGGCTTTCCCCCAGCCGTAAGTCTTGCGGATCAGGAAAAGGATGATTCGGAATTCCCGGGCTGAAAGGTATTCGTCCCGGGATAGCGATTCGATGATTTCGTGGGCGATCTTTGTGAAGCCGTTTTCAAGTTGAATGTCAGCCAAGGGGGCCTCTTTTCTTGAAAGCTGAGGCCACCCCCGTCCGAGAGGCTTCCCGCTTTGCGCGGAAAGATGGGAATCAGAGCAGGGGTGGCCCAGCAAAAAAGTGTTTTTTCCTCAAAGCGATCTTTCCCATGCCGCGCATTATATGCGAACCCTGACATAGAGCAAGGGGATTTCCTGACATTGAGGAAGAGGGATTTCTGACAAAAGACCGGGATCGAAAGGGAAGGGTAACCAGCCCTTTTTACGTCCGCCGCTGAAAGGTGAAAACATCGGCTCGCAACTTCCGATCCCGGCAAATTGTGGTGGAGCGTGAAGGAATCGAACCTTCTGCTAGGGTTCTATGGCCCATGGGCAGAGAACCATCTCACGCCCCGGGCTTAAAGCCCCAACTCATTCCAGACCTGAACGATTTTTATTCGTTCTTTTTTCGTCAGGAACTCCGCCACTTCTTTCTTTGTTACCGCCTTTGCGTCCGGGTGATCCAGTTTTGCTTTCATGCTCCGAATGAACCGTTCGTTAAATTCGGTCATGTCTGGCCGAAGATGATCCCACATATGATTTACCATGCGGGCGTAATCAAAGGCATCATGTCCGAATTCTGGCGGCTGATCTTTCTGAATCCCTTCGCTACCCATTAGAAGGGAATATCTTCGTCAGGTTGAAGTTCATCGCGCTCGACCAAAATCCCTCCGGGCCGCGACCCCGTTAAAGCGGGCGGCGGCGTAAGAGTTGCAGATTCCCCGCTTCCGATTCCGGTCGGAGAAACGCGAACGCCGGGCGCACCCATCCAGCAAATTTTGTCGCCCTTCATTTCGCCGTAATCATCCAGAACGGACTCGAAGATGCACTCGACTTCTTTCCCAAGAAGAAGCCGCGTCCAGTTGATCTGTTCTTCGTCGCTCGGAAGCCGCCCGGTCATCCCCTGATAGAGCTTCCCCGATTTGTTCTTCGGCGACCAGTCCAGCGAAATGGTGTAAAAAGAACGCTTCACGAATTCTTTTTTCCCATCCCGGGACGGCGCTTTGAACTGGGGGAATTCGACCGCGATTGAAACGCAATCGTCATACTTTTCCGACAGCTTCACTTCGACGACCTTGCCGCGATGCTTCACCCCGATAGGAACCGGGATGCTCGTAAATTTTGCTTTTCCACCGAATACATCACTCATTTTTTTCTCCTTGCCCGCAATCGGGGCGTCTGGTTTTAAATTTGAATTTCGGGCATTACGGTTTCCGCTTTCGCTTCCTCCGGGGGCGGCGGCTCTGTTTTCAGTTTCTTTTCTTGGAGCTTGTAAGAACCACGGACGACAACCTTCTCGGCATTCGTCCGGCATTTCATCCAATAGGCGCAGTAAAGACATTGCCACGGATAAAATCTCGTCTTTGGATCGAAGTCCAAAGAAGCCGGGGGCGGCGGCAAAGTTTCGGGCGTCGAAGCAAGGATCGCTTTGACATTATCCGCCGCGATCTTCAAAGCCGCATCTGTTTTCTCGATGATGATTTCGTGCATCACGCCGTTGTCTTTATTAAAGCCGACAACCACGCACCGCTTGACGCCGCACGCTTCCATCCCGAGGTTGACCTGAACGATGTAGCTCTGATCCAGCCCGGCCTCCCCTTCCCTTTCGAATCGATCAAAGGCGAAAGAAGACATGGACTTCACTTCAACGAGCAGGATTTCTTTGCTATCGATCAGAAGCCCGTCCGGTCTTCCTGAAACGACTTTCTCCGGGTCGCCGTTGATCGGAAGACTGACGCGCGTTTGCTGAAGGCCGGTGGCGATAATATTGCACCCGGCCAGCTTTGCGAGGCAGACTATTGTCAGTTCGATCAGGTCACCCATCCAGAAAATCATTTTCGCTCTGCCGTCGATTTCCTTCCCGGCCTTTTCAACGCCGTGGTATCCGAAAGCGACCTGCCTTGCGCATTTCCCGAGGGATGAAAACCAGAGCTTGCCCGTCGCGTCTTTGTCATTTTCTTCCATGAACTGACGCTTGAAGCTGGCCCCGGCAATCTTCTCGATTTCGTAGCGGATCGCTTCTTCGATGGTGAATTTCTTGTCGAATATGTAGCTTTGAATCTTGTCGATAATCATATCAATCACCGCCTCCCAGAATAGCCCCGAGAAGTCCGTTAAGCCCGCCGCCATGCCCGCCGGGAATTTTGACGAGGCAGTATCCGTCACGGACGCCGAGGCCGAATTCTCCCCAGAGCTTGAAACGCTCGCGGCACGCGAACCAGAAAGCCAGCTTGAGGGTGTCCATTTTGTGATCGGCCCGCTGATATTTTTCCCAGAATTCCTCCGTGTCCTGTTCATGGGCTTCGGCATGGGCTCGCTTGCAATCGTCGATTGCATTCTGCATTTCGTTGAATTTGTCCTGTAAATCTTCGTGGATAACCTCAACGACAACGACCTCGCCTTTTCTGATGCGTTCGATTTTCGTCTTTTCCATGTCAGCATTCTCCTTTGGTTATGATTACTGATGTGATTCCTTTTTTTGTGTCGTTGATTTTTCGGAAAGCACTGACCCCAAGATCAATAACACGCTTGAGTCTGCGAGCCGGGCCGCGATCCAAGATTCGGACGGTAATCTCCTTACCGCTTTCCTCCGAATAGACGCATACGCTTTCTCCAATTCCGAAGTCGTAAGATGCCGCAAAAAGGACGCCTTTTCTTTCAAGATCGTATAAAGATCGTCGTGAAGCTGTCGGGCAATCTTTTCCGGGGTTATGTTTGCACGCTTCTTTCGAATACCATGACGCTTTCCCACGAATCACCTCCTCAGCGTTTGCGTTTTCTGATGAGCAAGTTGCCAATGCCATTGATGAAATCAAAATCACCAAGAAAATTTCTTTAGCTTGTCTTGGGGCATTCTCAAACAGAACGGCAAAGGCCGCGAGCATTAAAATAAAAATCATGAGCGTTGCCATGGCTCTTTCTCAAGTTCTTCAATTCGGGTGTCAGTAAGCCTGATCCACTCGAATTGGAACATCTGGATTTCGAGAAGCTTAGAAACCATTCTTTTGTTCATGTTGCATCGAATGGTTGCCATGACGGCCCAGAACATAGCCACATTCGCCGTTGTGAATGTGTGCCGAACCGTGGGGGAAATCTCTTTCCCCCAAGTGGCGGCTGTGTAAATTCCGACCATCGAAACCCAGTAAACAACCATGAATGTTTCTTCCCCGTATTTCCCAAGGAATCCCCACAAGGATTTTAGGAATTTTGAAATCACCGCGTTTATTTTTTTCATTTTGATTTCCTCCCATTCGTTTTGCAGATGCCAGAGTGAAGCATCGCAAGGTTTTTGAGATTCTCATCTTCTGGAATCTGATCTTTTGCCATCCAGTTATTCACTGTTGACCACTCGACTCCGAGAAGTTTTGAAATGCGCCGCTTCGAGATTTTTTTCTCCAGAAGCTCGACGATCATATCCTTCGCCGAAAGCATTGTGCTTTTCATAAAATGTTTACCCCCTCTCAATGTGATCCACCGCGTCTCGGATTTCTTTATCTGAGATCACGAAGATCGATTTCGGGAAATGCGCGACGTGCTTCATCTTGAAGGCCTGATAAAAAGACAAGGCGCGCTTGTCGTCTTTCAGGGCATCAGCAAGAAGGGCCAGCGAAAGCTGGCTCGGCCCGCTTCCCCCATATCCCCACTCGAATCCCGTCGGGCTGTGGTTTGCGAGATCAAAGCGGGGATCAAGATCGTTCTCCTTCAGGCTGGGATCAGCCGAGTCGGTAAAAATTACCCGAGGCCCCCCTTCCTGTGTTTGCTCGTTTCTTTTCCCTATATAAAGCCGCATCGCATCCTCCTGTTATTTTCTTTTTCTTCCGTTCCTTTTGATTTGACACTCCCTGCAAAAACAGATGTCAGAGATTCCGATGTTGATCGGAGCGACTTTCATCGTCGGTGTCTTTTTGAGCATTTCCCCGCTCGGAGAAGCTGATCTCCCCGGGCGGCCAGCGTCCACTTCAGGGGAAGGCTTCTTCGGCTCAGCCGCATCTTCGACTTTCCCAGAAAGCTCATCCCGAAGTTTTTCAAGATCAGGGTCAGAATCTCCCTCGCCCCCGGATTCTCCTTCACCTTCTTCGGGGTCGCCTTCTTCTTTGTCCTCTTTCGGATCAGGCTTCCCCTTTTTCCCGGTCGGCTTGTCAACCTTCGCCTTGCTTCCCGGCGGCATGGCTTCGACAACCAACGCCCACTTGTCAATGCCGTCGAGGGAAACTTCTACCCACGGCTCTTCGAAGAAATCGCTTCCCCCGTTCACCGTTTCAGCTTCGTGATCGTGCAGGAAAATCATCATCATTTTTTTATCTTCGGGGCGATCCTTTGTGAAGGCGACCTTCACCGGAACAGCCGTGGAAGATATTGAACGTGAAAGCCATGACCGCGTTTTTGAAGGCCTGTGTTTCCCTTTTTTGGTTAGCATTGCTCACCCCCTGATGATATTTTTTTCGAGCATGTTTGCCATTTCCGAATAAAGCTCGGAAAGGTGGGAAATGACGCGCGTTTTCTTTTGGCCGTAAAATTTCACCGGCTCGTCAGTCATGATTCCGACCGAAAGCAATTCGATCCGCTTTTCATCATGCGTCAGTTTTATCTGGTGCTTCAGTTCTCTTTCTGGCCCCCTCGATCTTGCAAGACACCCCCCTCCCGGTTCAATGGGCCACTCGTTTTCAGAGTCAGAATCACGAAATGGATGCGCGCATGACCAAACGCAAGTCGGGACTCCATCCGAAAGGACAAGAAGGATTTTCCCAGCCGCCGGTGATTTCATTAAGAATTCACGGCCGCGCTTGATCGCTGTCGCATCACAGTTATCATTTCCGAATGCTTTGCTGAATCTGTAGGTGTAGCCGTAAAAAGATTCTGCATTCTCATAAAGCTTGGGATCGAAAAGCTTGATCCGAGAATTGAATCCAATCACGTCCACTCTGGCCCCCGAATGTTTCAGGGAATAAGCCAGCGCGTGCGTCGAAAGGCTTGCCACTTCCAATCTTGAAACCGAAGTGACGTATTTCCCTTCTTCGTCCAAGATGTCTTCACCTTCCTGCATCGACCCCGAGCAATCAAGAAGGATGCAAATGTGATATTCGGCGAATTGCCGCCGAATCGGACGCTGGAAGACCCGGGTTTCCCCGGCGGGGACAAGCCCGAGCCTTCCTTCGTCCAGAAATTTTCCTGACCGCTGATGCGGGAGCTTCCGTATCCCGGCATTGTCTGAAAAAATTGACCGCGCTTTGGAAACGAAAATTCTTTGGTTCATTTTTTTTCCTTTCTCCAGACGGCCGTATTCCATCCGCCGCTGATATAAAACTCCCAAAGGCGTTGAATGCAATCAGGCTCCATGTGCTGAATATCGTTGATGAAATACTGCCGGGCCTGTTCAATCGTAGGCCCGTCCATCTTTTTTGCGGCGTCAGCAACGTTTGCCATAGCGATCACGCCCGGGCCGCGACAGCGGCTTCCGTCCCGGTCATGGTCGCTTCGCTTCCGATTTCCTTGACCTGTTTCATCATCGAAGCCAGCTTTTCATACTGGGTCAGTTCTTTCTTCAGCCGCGCGACTTCTTTCAGGTAAGCGGTCGCTTCCTGTGCGCGGTTCAGAAGATCAGAAACCGAAGTGGCGATTTCAGGCTTAACGCTGACGCGCCCGCCCGCCTTGCTCAATTCCTTCACTTCGTCGGCCTCCAGCTTTGAAATTATCGCGCATTCAATCGCATCATCCAATGAAAGGCCATCCTCCGCCATTGTCAAAGCGGCGATGCCTTCCCGCATTGAAACGCGGGTATTGATTGCTTGAGCGACGCGGGATTTTTCCAAGGCCTCCAAGCACCACGCAACCTCGGCCACGTGGTTTGCCGGGGCCGTCGGCACATGGGCCGCAAGGGCTTGAATCAGATTCTCCCCCGTCAAAGGCTGGAAGCGAAGCACGGCCCCGAAGCGGCTGTAGAAAGCCGGGTTCAGGCCTTTCGTGCCAGCGTAATCATGGCTGGGGTTCATCGTCCCGATGATGCAGAATTCCGGGTGGGCGACCACTTCTTCACCCGTTTCAGGGATCAGAAGCCGGGAAGGACGCTCCAGCAATGCGTGAAGAACGAACAGCGTATCGGGGAGGGCGGCATTGACTTCATCCAGAATCAAGACCGCGCCTTCCTTCATCGCTTTGACGACGATGCCTTCTTCAAAGAAGGTCGCGCCAGCGCGAAGTTGCATTCTCCCCACCAGTTCATCGGGCGTCATGCCGCCGTCCAGATTGACCCGGACGCATTTCCGAGAAAGAATCCGCTCAGCGATCAGCCGAGCCAGCGTTGATTTCCCGGTTCCCGTTTCCCCGATCAGAAGTGAGGGAAGCCCGCACTTCATAGCGGAAATTAGAATCCTTTCTTCATATTCAAGGCCCACCATTTCAGTCTTCGATACGAATTTTTCCGTGCTGGCTTTTTTCGCGCTCATTTTGTTCTCCTTCCCCAAGTCTGGGAAAATGTAATGGTTGGATTTTTTTCGGCTTCTTTTAAGAGAGATTTCTGAAGTGTTGCCTCATCGATCTCGACTTCCTTCTTTGTCTTGGCCGGGGCCAGCTTTGGGGCTTCGCCGCCCATGCCGATTTTCAGCTTCTTGCACTTCTCAATTCCTATTTCGTAAACCTCCTTGATGTGCTTGCATGTTCTGTCTTTCGGTTCGATTTTTTGGAAAAGCCACGAAGGGCAGTTGCAATAGATCATCCCCTCTTTTGATTCCACCACCCGATAAATTCGGGAAGGCGTTTTCGGGCTTGGGATTTCAGCCAGAATCGTTCCTCCTTTTTCGATCCATCTTTTGTAATAGCTTGATTCGTTGAATTTCGCTCCTACGATTTCTCCCGGGGATGCTTTGGCTACTTCGGCCATGATCCCACCTCCTATTTTAATGACTTTAATTTTTCGCATTGGCACAGGGCGTTAACCCCCTTCCTCTTCATCCTTCGGAACTTCATATTCCTCTTCCACAGTTTCGTCCGTGATTTCATGTTCGGGCGGGTCATAATAAGTTCCCGAATAATATTTCCACTCCTGCTTGACGGTTTGAACCAAAGCCGAAGTGAAAAGATTTTCCTCGCGGATATAATTCTCAGCCGCTTCCCGTGTATCGACGTCGAAAAGAACCTGCCGCGTATCGGCATCGATCACCTTGAAAATTGTCACCGTGTCGCGGGTAATCATTTCGAACCGTCCTTAATGCCGCAAGCTGTGAAAAATCTTTCACGATCAAAGCGGGGGTTGGAATTTGAAAAAATTTCAGCCATTGCATCAGCCGAAGCGAAAGCCGCCGCGCGGTCTTGCATTGATTTAATTTTTTTTGCCGTGGATATGAAATCTTTACTGGTAAGCATTGGAGTTCTCCTTTTTTGGTTTTCGATTTTAGATGCTGGCGGCGAGCTGAAGCTTTTGATCGACCGGGAAATCCTCGGGGTATTCCACCCAAGCGACGGTTATATGATCGAAGCGTTCCATTTTTTCAGCACAGCGAATCGCGGCAAATTCAAAATTGAAGCTTCCGATCGTCACTATTTTCGTTGAAGAGTTTTCTTCATTGGACAATGCCTTGACGACGAATTTTTTCTCTTTTTCTTTTGACATTGGAGTTCTCCTTTTATGATCTGGCCCCTTGCGAATTTTTCGCGTTGGGCTCATCAGCACGGATTCCATCCGTGAAGGCCCGCCGCTCATAACAGCGGGCCTTTCAATCTGAAAAGGATTTCGCACCGGCGCATGAAGAAGATCGCATCGAGGGCGATCTGGCCTTTCAGCTTTTCAGCTTGAGGCACTTCAGCTTTGCCAGCCTTATACAATGAAGCCCATGCCGATCGAGCGGCTGGACAGCCAGTAAAAGGTCTTTTGGAGGATTCATTTTTTGGTGGGACGCGCTTCCATCGCTTCAGCGTAGGAAGATCGGTATCGGGATAAAATGCTAACCCGAGGGAATAAGCCCTTCTGTTGATTATGGAGGGGCGGCGGCTTTATTTCCACCCCGCGCGGCAATTTGAACTTTACCGGATGCTTCCCGCTCCGCGCTTTATTCGATGCCTCTTGCCCCGTCGGGCCGTCTGGCTTTCTTTTTCAAAGATGCGATTATATTAATAGAGAGTGGTTCCATATGCAAGCTATATATTATGAAAAAGGCATAAAAATAGGGCTACACAAGACCTTGTAACATAAGGGGTTGTGTGCTATTATGTTTTTTGACTAAAAATTGTCCTTTAAACCATTACCGAAAAATAAGGGAAATCGGGCCAAAAATGGACGTCAAACTTCTTCCCCTCGATCAGCTTCGACATGCCGAATACAACCCTCGCCAGCTTTCCAAAAAAGATTTCGAACAGATCACAAAATCTATTTCGAAATTCGGATTCGTTGAACCGATCGTTGTTAATTCCGCGCCGGGGCGCGAAGGCGTAATCGTCGGAGGAAATCAGCGTTTCGAAGTTGCGAAAAAACTCGGTCATAAAAACATCCCCGCGAACATCGTAAATATTCCAATTCTTGAAGATGAAAAGGAATTGAATGTCCGTCTCAATCGAAATATGGGCGACTGGGATTTCGATGTTCTGGCGAACGAGTTTGAAGAAAAATCTTTGCTGGAGTGGGGGTTCGAAAAAAAAGATTTAGATTTCGAAGTTCCTGAAGATGTGCAGGACGATGAACCGCCCGCCCCTGAGAAAGTAGCTCGCGCTCAAAAGGGCATGATTTATTCCCTCGGTGAAAATCGTCTGATGTGTGGCGACTCGACGAAAATTTCTGATGTCGAAGCCCTGATCGCTGGCAAGGCCGTCGCTATGAGTTTTTGTGATCCTCCGTATGGCGTCAATTTTGAATATGCCACCTATGACGATAAGAAAACAAAACTTCAGCACATGGAATTTTGCGCGAAGTGGTTTGCGATCCTGAAGCTGAAAGTCGAATTCATCGTCATCACCCCCGGATTCGGAAACGAATTCATTTTTTATCAGCTTGATCCCGCGTTTAATAACCTCGTTTGGTATAAAAAATTTGCCATTTCCGCGTCCCCGATTGCATTCGCGCGCGTCACCGAGCCGGTTTTTGTTCTTGGGAAGCCGCGCATTAAAAGATACGACACGGATTTCTTCGAATACGGAACCGACCGCGAGCCGGGCCTCCATAAAGAACACCCCTGTCCGAAGCCCGTCAATTTCGTTCGGGCATTGATCGAGCCGCAAACGGTTCCCGGGGAATACATTCTTGATCTGTTCGGTGGGTCAGGAACGACATTGATCGCCGCGCACCACGGCGGGCGGCACGCTCTTTTGATGGAGTTCGATCCGATTTATTGTGACGTCATCATTAAGCGGTATTGCGCTTTGGCCGGAGCTGACATTGAGGAAGTTTACGCATCGGCAAAAAATGGCATGGCGAGGGGCGAACATGGCGAATGAAATCTTTTCGAATGCGACTTACCCTGACCCGGTTCGTAAATATTACTTCAATGGTTCATCCGATTATGCCGTGGCCCCTGTTTCCAAAAGCCCTTTTCGGATCGAAAGGACTGATTTTAATAATTCCGTTATTTTTCATATGCCCTCAGGCAAAAAGATTGAAATTTTAAAAGAACTGATTATGAGCGAGGGCGGTTCTCATATCAGAGAAATTTATATTGATGCACACCGCAAAGAGATGGAGCTTGAAGAAATGAAGAAGCGCGCCATGTCAAAGGCGGCGCAATACGTTCCAGATGATACCGGGGACATGATAGCCGCCTCGGCTGAAGAAGCCATCCCGGTTCCGAAGCCCGTTCAAAAGCCTTGGAGCCGTAGGCGGTGAACAAAATGACGAAGGGCGGGCCATCCCTGAACCCCAAGGGACGCCCCAGCAAATTGACGCCGAAGCTGATGGACAAAATCCTGATGCTGGCGGCTTTTGGGCTTCCTGATGAAAAGATCGCGTATGTCGTTGATATAGGCGAAGATAGCATGACGCGGTGGAAAACGAATGAACTGTTTTCAGGACTTTTACAAAAGGCAAGGGAGAACCCCATTGAGCAAGTCGAGACGTCTTTGTTCTTGCGGGCCAAGGGGCTGAAGGTGACGACGCGGGAAGCGGCTTTTGACGCAACTGGGAAGCTGAAGGGGAAGAAGATCATTGAGCAGGAGCTTGCACCGGATACCGGGGCGTGCATCGCGTATCTTGCCAATAAAAGCCCGAAGAAGTGGAAGCGGAACCCGGACACGGGTCACATGACGGCTGAAATTGCCAATGTGAATCATTTGCACGTTTATTTGCCCGAAGTGAAGGATGAGAAGCAATTCATTGACGTCACGACGCTTCCGGCCAATTCGAACCCTGCATGACTACGGAAACCATTGATCCCCTCCAGCCCGCGACCACGGAAACGCCGGTGCAAGCAAAAGCCGGTTCGGCGCATAGCTGGAAGCCCCATAACGGCCCCCAGACAAGATTCCACCAATGCCCAGCTTATGAATGCCTCTTCGGAGGGAGCAAAGGGGGCGGGAAGACGGATACGGTCTTGCGGGAAGCCCTCAGGCAGATCACGAACAAGAATTACCGGGCGATTATATTTCGAAGGACTTTTCCGAATTTACGTGAAGTCATTGACCGATCTTTCAAGTATTATCCGGTCCTTGGAGGCGTCTATAATAACCAGAATCATTGCTGGGTCTTCCCGAGCGGAGCGAAGATTTATTTCGGTCACATACAGAACGAGCATGATAAATATAATTACAACGGGCATGAATACCACTTTATCGGATTCGATCAAGTGGAGGAATTTACTGAAACCCAATACCTTTTTATTCTGGCCCAGAACCGGACTTCAGACCATAGCATTCGCTGTTATATCAGGGCGACGGCGAACCCGGGTGGTGTCGGGCATGGTTGGGTAAAGAAGCGGTTCATCGATGCCGTCCCGCCGAATCAGATCAAATATTTTAAGCGCGATCAGGATGAAGACATTGAGACTTTGCCGGGCGATCCTTACGGGACTTCTCGATGCTTTATTCCTGCTACTGTTTACGATAATCCTTCTTTGGTGGACGCTGACCCCGGCTATGTGCGACGGCTTGAACAGCTTCCTGAAGAAGACAAGCAAGCTCTTTTGTTCGGCAACTGGGATGTTTTCAAGGGGCAGTTCTTCAAAGAATGGCGGAGGGTGATCCATGTCAAAGAACTGGAAGTCCAAAAAGATTTCACGAAGTTCATCTCGCTTGATTACGGCTACGCTAATCCCTCCAGCGTGGGCTGGTGGTTCGTGGACTTTGATGGGAATTTACACAGGTATCGGGAATTCTACGGTGAAGGTCTTACATATTCCCAACTGGCTGAGCGGGTGCTGGCGCTTACGCCGCCAGAAGAGAAAATTGATTATTGCGTTGCCGATCCTGCAATATGGGGCGACAGGGCGCACCACACGGCCCCCAAGGATGGAAGCATTAAAGGGGAAAGCGGTGCGGAAACGCTCAGTAAAATCTGGGAGACGTTCACGCCGGTCATAAAGGCGGACAATTCCCGTATCACAGGCTGGGGGCGCATGCGTGAAATGATAAAACCGCGCATGGGGCCGCACAATGTTTTGACGGCGGCATTGACCGTCAGCCCGTCCTGTAAGGATTTCATTCGAACGGTTCCGGTTCTGATCCATGACGAAAAGAAGGTGGAAGACTGTGATACGACGGGGGAGGATCATTGCGCGGACGAAGCCCGCTATGCGGTCATGTCCCGGCCCGAAAGGCCGCTGTCCTTTGTGAAGGTGACTTTCGAAGAGCATCAGGAGGCAAGTTTTGATCCTTTTGCGCTTCCCGATACGAAAGAGCCTGAAGATTGGGTGGGTGGCGTCGATGCGTAAAAAGAAGCGGGCATACAGGATAATTTGCTACTGTGAATGCGACGGGGACATCTGTTATTGGCACAAAAAGGGAATATTGAGGCTGTTTCAGATGAGAAAAAGACCCAAAACATGAATAAAAGTGGAGTTTTTCAATGGAATTGTCGATCATTCGTCATGTGGAAGCACTTTCTGTTAAAAAATGCACGCGAACGGATGGTCGTTGCGCTTGGCAATCCCGGTCTTCCCGGGCCTGTGAAGCACAGCGTAGAATCTGGGCGCGTTGCGAAAAGATGGCTGAACCGAATGAGCGCGTTCCGTGGGCTCATATCCTCGTCGAACACGAACAGGCGATGGAAAAATTGCGTCAGAAGGGCGTCATCGTATGGAAACTGAAGAGCTTGTTCAACCGGATGTTTCAGGTCAGACTGTCGCGCCGCAGCAAATTGCTTCAGTCGATGAAGCGGCAGTTCCCGGCTTCGTAAACCTTGCAACTGATCCGATCCTTGCAAAGCGCGCGCTCGAATTCTGCAAAGATTTAAAGTCTTCCCTTGAGAAGAAGCGGAAGCCTTTCGAATCGATATGGGCTGAATGCAATGCCGCCTACCGATGCGTTGAATCGAAGACATGGTTCCAAGGCGCGGCCCCCTATTGCTCCAGCGACTTGCGGGACAGCGTGCTTCAGATCGTCCCGAAGATCACGAAGGCCATCTGGTATCAGGACATTCCTTTTGACTTGATCCCGCAAGGGGATGAAGGCGATGACGAACAGCTTGCCGAGATCAATAAGAAGGTTCTCGAATACGATTTCAGGAATTTGAGCGTCTATCTGAAATATGTTTCGGCCATGTTCCAGAAGGCGATTTACGGAACGACGATCGTGAAGACGCCGCCGCATTGGGAAATGATTACGAAGCATCTGAAGGAGTGGTCTGAGAAGCCATATGGCGGGCAGAGCCAGCTTCCCGGTCAGAAGGTTCTGAATCGCGGCACTGAAAAGGTTCGGACATTCATGGGGACGAACTTCCTGCCGCTGGATATTTTTGATTTCTGGATTGACCCGTCAACGACATCACGCGGGATGAAAGACGCCGTGGAATACGGGGATTGCATCGAATCAATTCTCATCAAAGAAACCGAACTTGAAGAGGGCAAGAAATCGGGGATTTATGTCAATCTGGAGAAGGTTAAGGATCATTTTATCGGAGGCAAGAAAGGCGGAGCTTCGAAGGATGAAGCGAACCGGCAAAGGAACAAGGCGCACGGCCACATTGAATCGACCGATGGCTCCGGCGCGGCGGGGAAGTCGAAGAAAAACTACGGGAACAAAACCTGGGAAATCAAAGAGCATTACGTTGATTTCGATCTCGGGGAAGAAAATGGTGGCCTCCAACCCGTTCTCATAACGACCTGTGCTGATCTTGAGGTGATCCGCATTCAGAAATGGGAGACGGACAAGCCGTATCTTTCGAGCCGATATCACCCGAACGAATACAGCAAAGAATTCTACGGAACGGGGATCATTGAAACGAATCTGTCGAATCATTATGAGCGCAACGCAACGCGCAAGCAGATTTTGACGGCGCGGACGATGGGCCTGAACATGGAAATCCTTTCGGATCAGACGGGATTCCAGAACCGTCCCGACAAGCTCCGCACGGCTCCGAACAAGGTTCATTACGTCCGAAACATCAACGGCGTGAAGCCTTTCGAGAAGCCTATCGGTCAGATTCTTTCAAGCGGCGTCGCATGGGAAACGAACCTGAAGGCTGAAACCCAGCAAAGCACTGGGAACACGCCCTATATTCAGGGATCGGACGCGAGCAAGGTCAATGACACGGCTTCGGGCATTGCCCAGCTTACGCAAGCCGGGAACGAAAAGTTCACGCTTCCGCTTCAGGTTGATGAGGCTTCGATGCTTGAACCTTACGTGAAGCGTTCCCTCGAAAATAATATCAATTACCGGACGGACAGCTTCGTGATCCGTCTGACGGACAAGAAGCCGATCAGGATTCAGCCCCAGCAGTTGTCGGCCAGCTTTGACGTCTACTGCAATGGCTCGACAGAGCTTCAGAACAAACAGCTTCGGCAGGCGGGCCTCCTGAAGTGCTGGGAAATCAGTCTTGCCGCCGCACAAATGGAAGCCGCGATGTATGGCGCGCCCCTGACGAACTTCGCGGAGCTGAAGAAAGAAATCTTTGCGAACTACGGGATTTCGAAGCCGGAGCAGTTCTTGATCGACCCGAAGGAAATGCAGGGACAAATGACCCAGCTTCTTACGGCGGAGCATGAGTGGATTTTGCTTCGGCGTATGGCTGATGGCATCGTTCCGATCATGCCGATTCTCGTTCAGCCCGGCGAGGACTACGAAAAGCATTACGAAGAACATCGCGCGAAGACGGCGACTGAGGAATTCCAGAGGATGCCGGAGCCGATCAAGAAGGTGTGGTATGCTCATCTTGCCGCATATGACCGCGTGTTCAAGTTCGTGGAAGAGCAGAAGAAGGAAAAAATGCGTGATCGTCAAATTAAAGAAAAAGAAGTAGCCACGGGGGTATAAATGGCGCGCCGTCCTGTCGAAGTTCAGGAAGCGATTGATCGCGGGAAGCTCTGGGCTGAATTCAAAAAGACGTCTTGGTATTCTGATCTCAAGGAATTCCTGACTGAGCGAATTCAGTCCACGAAAGATCAGTGTGTCGAGCTGACGCTTATGGACAAGACGGCTGAAGCCCATGCCGAAGCCGCGCGATCTTCCGGGCTGAATGAAGTCATGAATTTCATCGAGGGGAATATTGAGGCTGGGAAATCGATCATTGATGATGAACAGGCGCAACGTGACTATCAGGGTCAGATTCCCAACCATGTCCGATAGAGATCCAAAGTTTAAGGATTTTCTTCGGAAGACAATCGACGATTGCTTTGATGCTGTGCATGAAAGTAAAATCGGGCCTTTGAGATGCGAGGACAAGGCCCACTTGGCAGGGCTTACTGAGGCGCAGTTGGCCGGGTCTTGTGAGCGAAATCAGGTGATCCACAGCCACGCCTTTCAGACTTTTCTGACGATGGTTGCGAGCGTTGCTCCAAAATATTTCTTTAACGAATTACGGCAGGTCGAGCCGCGTGAGCCGTGGCAGGGCGACCCTGAGGAGGATGACCCAGATGGACAGCATCCCGAAACCGACTGATGACCTGAAGGAAGTCGAAAACATCCCTGAGAAGGCCATGACGGAGAACCAATACATGGCCGGGATCACGACCGATTATGCCCTGAACCGTTTGCTTTTCAGGTTGAACCATATTGAGAAGGCCATTGAGAAAAAGAAGCTTGTGCTTCGTGAAGGGAATATCGCCAGTCTTGAGCGTGAAATTCACGATCATTTGACGCTGATGCAAGACCTTCTGGATGTGAACCGGGAACTTGCGGCAATGGCCCATGTTTCCGTGAACCAGATCATCAATGGTGTGGAAGGAATTTTTTCAGCAGGAACAAGGGGTAGCCCCCCCTCCGAACGCTCAGGCGTGAGCGGCTGAACGCCGCCTCCCTGTTATCAAAGCCGATTTTGGATGGTAGGTCGTCAGGCCTCGTCCATGTTTGCCGCCCCGGCGGAGATATTCAGGGAAGGCGGAACGATTATTAAAGTTTTAAAACATGAAACCGATCTTTAAACCATGAGGACATCCATGAAAAAGAATTTTCTGTATCTTTTGCTGAACCAGCGCGGTGAAATTTTGACTTCCCCGACCGGGCCAACCGTAAGTGATTTACCCGCATCCGAACCCGCATCAGCAACGACCGTCACGCCCGATACCGTCGGGATGTCCAGTGACCAGATCAAAGAAAAGATTACAGGGCAGAAGCCCCCGGCCCCGAAGGCCGGAACGCGAATTCCCGTTTCCGATGATAATCCGAAGCCCGTCACCCCGGCAGACCCCGCCGCGCCCGCCGCTGATCCGGCGAAGCCCGGCGCGGGCGATCCTTGGTTCAAACAAATGGGATTCCCTGACGAAGCCACGGCGATTCAGTCCACGAAAGCCGCTCAGGAGAAGATTCGTCAGCAAGCCGAAGAGCTGAAGCAGTTCAAGACGATGGAGCAGAGCCGCGTTCAGGAAGAGCTTCAGAGGCTTCGCGCGCTGGAAGCCGAGCGGAACCTTTCCCCTGATGAAAAGGCCCAGCGTGAGGCTTTTACCCGGTGGGAAAAAGAGAATGCTGACGCCCTGAAGCTGATCGAACAGCGTCTCGTCGGCAAACTTCAGCAGGATTTTGACATCAAGCCGAAGGCCGAGCAGTTTCAGCAGGAGATCGCTCAGGAGCGGAAGGCTTGGAAAGATGCCTTTGACAAAGAGAAGCCGCGCGCCGAGCTGTGGCCGATCATGGAAACTCTCTACAAAGAGAAGGCTGAAAAGTTCCCTAATGGAATTTTCGATGATTTTGGTCGGAACCCTTTGCCGTATGTCGAGGCGATGGCGTTCCAGAAAGATTTTCCTCGTATTGCCGAGCGCATCCGGGCGGAAGCGATTGAGCAATACAAGGCAGACGTAAAGAAGGCGGAAGCGGCGGCAAAAGGAATTAAAACCGGCATTCCCGGCGGGGCGAAATCCTCTTCGGCAGATGTCGATGTAGCAGGAATGTCTTCGAAGGAGCTTGGAAACTTGCTCCCTCGAAGTGAAAATGGGTGATTGATGCTTTACCTGATGCTGGGGATCACGGCAGTATTTTTTGCCGTCCTCTATCTGGTGGGTCTAATCACTTGAGGTAAACCGCCATGAAGTTTTTTAACCGGATTTTCAAGAGCATTTTTTCGCTCTTGCTGAATGAACGCGGTGCGACGACGATCGATCCTATGTCGACGTCCAGCACGGCGACGCAGTATCTCCTGTCGACCTATTATGACAAGCGGCTTTTGGAACGGCTCGTTCCTCTGCCTGTCATGTGGGATCACGGGCAGAAGAAGTCTCTTCCCAAGGGGGAAGGTAAAATTATTAAGTGGTCGCGTCTCGTCAATATGGGGGATGCCTCCCTTTTGACGGAAGGAACTCGCCCGACCGCCCTTGTCATTTCCTCGGTCAACGTGACCGCTACGCTCCAGCAGTTGGGCGATTATGCGGCCGTGTCTGATTTCGTGGATATGACCGCAATTTCCAGCGTCGTTGAGGGGTCGATCGATCTTTTCGCCACACAGGCGGGGACTTCGATTGACAAGTATGCCCGCAATGCGCTGTTCGGTGAAAAGCCCAGCTATACCCTGCCGAACCGTAACATTTCGGCATGGACGCGCGCTGGCGCCACGGGATCGGGTTCAGTTTCGGCCCTGTCTGCTCTTCGTGGCAAGACCATCGGGTTCTACGTGGACTTCGTGAACCAGCTTTCCGCTGGTGTGACGAAGAACCTGTCGGGCTTCGGTGCTACGCTGAACACTTCGGCGTGGAACAAGTATCCGCTGACGGTGCAGGACATCCGCGAGGCTGTCCAGCGTCTTCAGGAAGCCAATGTGCCGACCTTTGAGGACGGCTATTACATCGGCTTCATCCACCCGACGGCCGCCGCCGGTCTGAAAAAGGACAGCCAGTGGCAGAGCTGGAATCAGTATAGCGGCGAACTTGCCAAGGCGACCTTTTACAAGGGCGAGCTTGGTGAGATCGAGCGCGTGCGTTTCGTGAGTTCCACCCTGATTATGAAGAAGCCCATGCTCAAGGGCTCCAACATTTCCGGGTGCTTCACGACCATCGTGGGTAAAGATGCCTATGGTGTGGTGGACTATGATGGCGGCGTTCACGTTTACGTGAAAGAGCCGAATAAGTATGACACCTCCAACCCGGTCAATCAGTGGACTACGATCGGCTGGAAGATCACTCTCGCGTGTCGGATTCTCGAAGACTCGCGCGGTGTTCACATCCTCAGCATCAATTAAACCCTGAGGAAAAATCGGTGATGGGGCAAGGGGCGTAAAAACCCCTTGTCCCTGAATCGAAAGGATGGTAAAAGCATGAATATTCCGAAAGCAAAGCAGGTCGACAAAAAGGGATACGAAGGTTCCGCATCCCCGAACGCCCCGAAGATTGTCAGTTCGACAGGCAAGGGGCCGCTCGATTCGACGAAGCAGAGCCAGAAACCGAACGCTTTTGGCGTCAAGGGTCTGGGATTCAAGCGCGTCGATTCCGGGTATTAAAAAGCATTCACCTGCCTTGAGGTCAGGGCCGAAAGGCTCTGGCTTCTCGGCAGAGTGGGGCAGAAAGACAAACCGATGAAAAAGAAGAAGAAGCCCGCTCGTCCCCGCAAACCGTATCCCACCCCGAAGTCCGTCTGCTGATGCGTTGCCTCATTACGGGCATCAACGGATTCGCCGCTTCGCATCTTGCCGAGCGGCTTTTGAATTCAGGACATGAAGTCCACGGAACTGTGCGAATCCGTGCCAAAAAAGACAACCTTGATCTGATTATCCCTTCTGTTCCTCTTCACACTTGTGATTTGTCTGATCCTTATGGGATCGGGGAAATCATCAAAAAGACACAGCCCGACGTCGTATTTCATCTTGCGGCCCAGTCCTTTGTGGCTTTTTCTTGGGATCATCCTGTTGAAACGCTTGAAACGAACGTCATGGGGACGCTTCATTTGCTGGAAGCGATCCGCAGGTATTGTCCCTCTGCCCGAGTCCATATCGCGTCAAGCTCGCAAGTCTACGGGAAGATCGATGAGCAGGATCAGCCCATGACGGAAAACAGCCTTTTCAATCCCATGAACCCTTACGATACCTCGAAACTGGCTCAGGAAATGCTGGCCCTTCAATATCACAATAGCTACGGCCTGAAGATCATCAGGACGCGCGCATTTAACATTACAGGCCCTAAGAGGGGCGAATCCTTTGCGGAGTCGTCTTGGGCCAAGCAAATCGCTTGGATTGAAAAGATGGGCCATGGAACGATATTACATGGCAATCTGGAAAGCTTTCGTGATTACGTTGACGTCCGGGATGTCGTAATCGCCTATGAATGGGCCGGGATCGAGGGGGAGCCGGGGGGGCTTTATCTTCTCGGTTCCGGTTTCCCTACGCAAATGCGTTCGATTTTAAACACGCTTCTGAATCTGAAGTTGCCCGGGACGAGCATTGATCTTGCTCAGGACAAGGCGCGGATGCGTCCTTCTGATACGCCTTTCATGCAATGCGGGTCAGATGATCTTTGTAAAATCGTTGGGAAGGTCGAAAGCCGCCCCTTGATCCCGCTGACGAAGAGTCTTCGTGACCTTCTTGAATACTGGAGGCTTCGGACATGATTACGACCGTGGAAAATTCCCGCAAGATTTCCCTCGCATCTGCTGACATCCCGTTCCGGGCAATGCTGAATGTCTGGGATTGCCTGAAGTCTGAAAGGATCGGGCGAGGAAAATACGTCAATCTTCTTGAGATTCGAGCGGCAGAATATTTTGGAGTGAAGCACGCGATTGCCGTAGCGAATGGGACGCTGGCTGACTACGTGATGCTGGCGACTTTGAAGCAAATGTATCCCGGCAAAGATGAAGTCATCCTGCCAGCCCTTACTTTCGTGGCTCAGGCGAATGCCGTTTTGCTTGCCGGGCTGAAGCCAATTTTTGTCGATGTCGGTCTTGATTTCCAGATGGACATTGAAGCCACAAAAAAGGCGATAACACATAAAACGCTTTGCGTTTTCCCGGTCCATCTTCTTGGGAAAGAAGCTCATGTCGTTTCAGAGCTTATGCGCCCTGATGTTCCCGTGATTGAGGATTGCTGTGAGGCCATGGGGGGAAGATACAGGCGCGTGAACACAAATTATCGATTCTTTGGGACGCGCGGAATGGCTGGAGCTTTTTCCATGTATCCAAGCCATACGATCACGACCGGCGAGGGCGGCTTGATTATCACGAACAATGATGAATTTGCTCGGATTGCCCGTTCAATTCATAATCACGGGAAAGCTGACAAGGATTTCGATTTTCTTTTCCCGGGCATCAATGCAAAGATGACGAATCTTCAGGCCGCCATTGGTGCGGAATTGATTGGCAAGATCGAAGAAGTGAATCAGATTCGAAGAAACAATGTCAGAATTTACAATTATCTCCTCGACCAGATATTTTACGCTGACGCCCCGCATTGTTACCCCGTCATTTTTACAAGCAAGGCACAGAGGGACGCGGCCCTGAAAGCCCTCGCTGAAAATGGGATTGAGGCACGGAAGCTCATGGGGTGCATTCCAGATTATCCTTTCTACAAAGACTATTATTGGGAATGCCACAACGCTCGGAAATTTGCAGATCGTGGTCTTTTTGTTCCGATTCACCAACGATTGACAGACAAGGACATTAAATTTGTCAGCAAAATCCTCACCGATCTCATTGGATAATAAAAGCGTCCTTGTGACTGGGGGAACCGGGTCAATCGGATCGCAGGTAGTCCGTGAGCTTCTTCATGAAGGGGCAAATGTCATTGTTTTTTCCCGCGATCAGAACAAGATTCACAGAATGCACCAAGACGTCGCTTCAGCCCGTGTGCATTATGTGAACGGGGACATCCAAGACCTTGAAATGCTTTTCCGAGCGATGCGGCTTGCTGAATACGTGATCCATTGCGCGGCCAATAAGCACCTGCCGATTTGTGAAAAAAGCCCGGACATGGCTTATAGGGTGAATGTCGAGGGGAGCCGAAATGTTCTTGTCGCGGCGGCAAGGTTTGGTGTTAAGGGGGCAATTTTGCTTTCTACTGACAAGGCCGTGAACCCCGCGTCAGTCATGGGTTGCACGAAGTTCCTTGCTGAGAGAATTTTTCTCGAATTCAACGGGATCATCCCTACTTCGGTCGTCCGGCTTGGCAATGTTTTTGGAAGCTCAGGTAGTGTAGTCCCGACTTTTCAGGATCGCATCAAAAACAAGCTTCCTCTCATCGTGAATGACCCCGAAGCTGTCCGTTATTTCATCACGAAAAGAGAAGCCGCTTCTTTTATCGTTGATCGTCTGAAAAATATGAAGGGCGGCGAGATTTTTGTGAAAAAGATGAAGCGCACAACGATTTCGTCCTTGGCCGAAGCCGTTGCGCCTGTCGGGTATCCAATTCAAATAAAAAGTCCTTTGGCCGGAGAAAAAAAAGGCGAAGACCTTATCACAATATCAGAGAGCAGAAGGATGGATGACGGCGGGGATCACATTATTATTTCAGGTGAAGAAAGAGTGGTTCATTCAATGAACGTCGATCTTGGGGAATTTACATCTTCAGAGCTTTCCACAATGCTGAAAGGAACACATGAGCGATAAAAAGCCTTTTTTCTCCATCATTATTCCGTGCTACAAGGCCGAGGACACGATCGCTCAGGCTATCGGCTCTGTTCTGGATCAGGATTTTAAAGATTACGAAATTATTTGTGTCCTTGACGGCCCCGATGAGACAACTGAAGCCATTGTCCGGTCATTCCCGGGCGTAAAATGTGAGGTCATTGAACATGCTGGAGCCCCTGCCGCCCGGAATAAAGGTTTTGCTCTTTCTTCTGGTTCAATCGTCATTTTTTCTGATTCTGACGTATATTGGAATCCGGGCGTTTTTCGGAAGTTTAACGAACTTTTTTCGAAAGAGCCCGATTTGGCTTTTGCTTACGGCGGTTACCGTTGGACTGACATGGATGGCGCTCATGTTCCTCACGATTTTGATCCTTACCTTCTCACCGTCACAAACTACATCGACACAGGAAACCCGGTTCGTCGGGAGTGGGTTGATCGAATCGGAGGCTGGGATGAGAGCCTTGCGAGATGGCAGGACTGGGACTTTTGGCTCAGGATCGTAAAGCTGGGCGGGAAGGGAAAGCGGCTTGAAGAAATCACAAGGCAGACGGATTTCCCGAAGAAGGGTTCAATCAGCGGGACTGATAATTATGCTCCGACGTATCACGTCGTAAAAAAGAAGCACGGAATCCCTTCTCGGGATGTTTGCGTGACTTCAATCGCGGCACATGACCACGGGCTTCGCATTGCCAAAATGTGCGGCTGGGATTATTGGCATAACCCGGGCATGCTCCCGAATGATTACAAGGCTATTTACCTGCTCGGGATGTTCCCTGAGAGCGTGAACGATCACATTTCACTTTTCATGGATCAGAGGACGCGGGAGCGTCGGAAGGATACGGCCTATGTCATTCACTGGATTGGGACGGACATCCTTCACATGAGGACGATGCTTCCTTTCCTTCAGATTCGTCAGCTTCGGATCATGTTCGAAAAATATAACGTCGTTCATCTTTTCCAGACGGAAGAGAATGCCGAAGAAATGCGTGAGCTTGGCTTTAAGGGTGAAGTCCTTCCGCTTCCTGTAGAGAACAAATTCGAGATTTATCCAATGCCGAAGAATTTCACTGTCGCGGTCTACGATCACGGGGGGATCGATGAAAAATGGCATAAGTGGGTTGTCATGGAGATTGCTAAGGCAATGCCTCATGTGCGCTTTTTGTTCTTCGGTAATAAGCACGCTGTTGGTTCTGAGCGTAATACTACTTGGCTTGGAAAACAGCCAATTCAAGACATTATTCGCCAGTCCAGTGCGTTGCTTCGTCTCACTATTCATGACGGTTTTCCTGTCGCGCCTGTTGAATTTATGTTTTCTGGCCGCCGGGTTATTACCAACGTGCCGGGCATGCCGTTCACGGACTACGTGAATCTTGGCGTTGTCACAGATGATCGTGTCGTAGAAATCAAGAAGATGATTTTTGACAAGATTGAAGAAGTTCGAAAAGGCCCGGGGGTGAATCCGAAGGCAATCCCTTATTATGAAAAAATACTCGCCCCACTTGCATTCAAGGAAAAATTAAACGAGAGGATTGAAGATGCCCTCAAAAAAATCCGCGCCTAAAATCAGCGTTTGCATGCCCGCGCAAAACGCCGAGCTTTGGATCGCTGAATCCATTCAGTCGATCATTGACCAGTCTTTCAAGGATTGGGAGCTTATCATTGTTGATGACGGCTCTACGGATGCCACTCCTGTCATCATTCAGCATTTTGTGAACAAGGATGACAGGATAAAGGCTTTCGGAATTGAGGACAGGAAGGGAATCGGCCATGCGAGGAACGTCGCGGCTGGTCTTTCTTCGGGGAAGATTATTTGTGTGCAGGACGCTGATGACGTCTCGCATAGGGATCGCCTCAAAAACACATGGGCATTTTTCAAGCGTCATCCGAAGGTTGATCTGACTTACGGGGCTTGCCAGTATATCGATCCTCTTTCAAAGCCTTTTCATGTCGTGCAAGCTGAACCATTTGATTTTCAACGGCTGAAAAAAGAGAACTGGATTCAGCATCCGACCGTGGCGTATCGGGCAGAGGCATTTGAAGAAATCCAGTATCGCCCAGAATGCCGCGTCATTGATGACTGGTTCCTGTATTTCGATTTTCACAAGGCTGGGAAAAAGATTCAGCCTATGACGGACGTTCTTTCTTTTTATCGCGTTCTCCCCACAAGCGTAAGCCGCTCAAAGGAAAAAGCCGATCTCGTCAACGCAACGAAGGAACTTTTTCTGAAGGAGGCGGCGGCATATGAAGATTCTCGGCCTGTGGGTAAGTAAATATTTTTCAGGTTCAAATGATGAACGGTTCGTCCGGCCTCTTGAAGCCCTCGGCCATGAAGTCAAGGTCGTGGCTTTGGAAGATGCTGGGGTTGAGGCCCGTCTTTTGAAAGCGATCAGTTCCTTTAACCCGGATGTAATTTTGCACGTTCCTTACCCGGGGACTGTAAGGCTGGAAGTTCTTCGGGCGATTTCTTTTGAAAGCCCCATCGTGACGATTTGCTGGAACGGGGACGACGAGTGGGCTTTTGCAGATTCAAATATGAAGAACGTCGAAACTTCAAAGGCCCATAACTGGGTTGTCACGACCGATGAAACTGCTGTAAAAAAATACAGGGATGCCGGTATCACCAGATTGATTCTTAAAAGCTGGGGGTTCTCTGGGAAGGATTGGACAAAGAAGAAAACGAAGAAGGACATCGACTTTTATTTTTGCGGACAAAAGACCCCGCTCAGGGATCATTATCTCCGAGCGTTGAAAGATGCCGGTCACAATGTCCTGATTCATGGGGCGGGATATTCGAACCCGATCCCGCTCGATGAAATGATCCAGAATTACCGCCGCGCGAAGATCGGCCTCAATTTCACAGGTGGGGACAAGAACGGATTCGTTTATCATCAGGTCAAGGCTCGCAATTTTGAAATTGCGGCCGTGGGGACGTTCCAGCTCACTGAATGGGCTCCAGGCCTTGCCCGTCTTTTCAATAATGGGACGAACATCGAATGCTTCAAAGACACGCGCGATCTTCTGAAGAAAGCGGCGAAGTTCATCAAGGACGACGATTACCGGGCAGGGATAGCGGAGCGCGGGTATTTAAAGGCTCGACAGTATTCTTATGAAACAATCTTCAAGGATATTCTTGAAAAAACGAGGGTGAGGAAAATCGAATGAAGCCGAAAGTCTTTCTGTGCTGGACTCTGAATTCTGGGACGACCTTTTACCGGATGATGAACCCGGCCCGATACATGCGGAAGGAGCTTTCCCTCGCCTTCTCAAAATGGAAGCCTGATTTTCAGGGGGTCGCTGACTGGGAATTCAGGATCAAAGACCCTCAGGTCGGCCGTGACCTTCATACGCTTATCACGGAATGCGACATTACGATCGCGCAGAAATTTCATTCCATCGGCGGGCTTGCTCTGATGGATGCCTATCGTGTTCAATTTCCCAAGAAGCCTTTCTATTCGGAATTTGATGACAATGTTTTTGCCGTTTCAGCTTCAAGCCCCGCATCAGAGCAATACAGCCCAGGCTCCGAGATGGAGCAGATCGCGCGCGAGCAGATTCAGATGTCCACTGGGTTGATCGTATCGACAGAAGAGCTTCGGCGTGTTTATGAGCAGATTAACCCGAACGTATGGGTCATCCCGAACGGAATTGACTTCAAAATTTGGGACTCGCTTCATGCTCCGGTTCGCACTGGTAAGAAAATTCGAATTGGATGGGCTGGCGGTGGATCACATACCGAAGACCTTGAATTCATTGAACCCGTGGTGACGAAGATCGCAAAGCGGTTCACGAATGTCGAGTTTGTCTTTTTGGGTGGAGTCCCGCCTTGCTATAAAGACAGGGCCAAGATCAGCGCGATCTCGAAATGGTATCCGATCAATGAATACCCTCAGGCCGTCAGGAACCTCGGGCTGGACATTGCTCTTGCACCGCTTCGGGACAGTGTTTTCAATCGCGGGAAGTCGAATCTTCGGTGGCTTGAGTATTCGGCGATGAAAATCCCGACAATCGCATCTGACGTTGAGCCGTTCCGTTGCATTAAGTCCGGGGACGATGGTATTCTTGTCACAGAGCTTGATGAGTGGGAAAACGCGATTGCGATGCTCATTGAAGATGAATCTTTGAGGAAGAACATGGGCCTGAACGCCTACAATCGGGTCAAAAAGGATTTTAATGTGGAGAAAATTGCGGCTGATTATGCGGATAAAATCAAGCTGATGATTGCCGGGAAGGGCCATATTTCAAAGGAAGTGGCCCTTGCGGCCCTTACGGGGCGATAATGGAGCGGGAATACTCCCTCAGGCCTCCAAGCCCGCCACAAGCCCCGGAAGAGCCGATAACGCCATCTGAGGCTTCAGTTCCTCTGAATCCTGATCTTCCCCCGGCAGAAGTAAAGGCATTCCCCCATGCCGCCGATTATTTCAATGTCCCGAACGATCTTTTTCAAAAAGCGATGCTGACCCCGGCCCTTGACGTTCATGGGATTCGGGAAAAGGTCTTGTTTATCGAGAAGTTTTGTGCCGAGAAAATCGCGGCGATGGGGATCAGGGACGAAAAAGCGTCTTATAATCTGATTCTCGAAGAAATCGAGAGCCTGATCGGAATGACCGGAGCGCATGAAAGCCGGGCGAGAATTGAGCGGCTTTGGGCGTATTTGAAAACGACCCAGAAGATGCAGAAGACAGCCGCGAAAAAGCGTGATATTATTGCATCATTGAATGAAAAGTTCGCCGGGCGGCGAAATGAATAAACTTGAATCTTGGGACACTCAAGACGCATGTCGCAAATCGCACCGGGAACGATGCGATTTCTTCTGTTCTGACTGAATTCGCAAATCAGGTCATGTATGACATGGCCTCCCGCTATCCGTTCAGTTGGCGGTATTCTTTGCCCATCACCGTCAACACGATTGCGAATCAGAATTACATCAACCCATCTGCATATTTCCCGAATTTCGGTGATCCCCTCGACGCCGTGGAAATGTCCACGCCTCGAAAGCTGATTTACCTTCCGACTTGGGACATCAATCTTCTTGACCCGGCTTGGAATGGGAGCGATCAGGGCATACGTCGCGGCGTCCCGACGCATTACAATTTCGATTTTGAAAACAGCCGTCTTTATTTTTATCCGATGCCGGACAGGGCCGTGGAATGCAAATTCCGGTATCTGAAACTCCCTTCTGAAATTTCAAATACTTCCTCCACGCTTTTCATCCCAGCAAGATACCATTACGTCGTTGCCGCTGGCATGGAATCTCTCGTCTGGCAGATGGATGAAGACTTGAACAGCGCGCGGGCCGCGAATGAGCGATATGAAGCCGGGATCGCCCGGATGATCGAAGAACAGCAGAATCTTCCTGACTATCAGCCTATTTTCAAGAGTCAGGAACATTTCGTAGATTTCTCCGATCCTTTTCTGGAGATGTAATGTGGCTCAATTTAAAGATCAAACTCTTGACCTCGACGATCTTACGGGCGGCATCAATGATTATTTCTCCGCTGACAAGATCGAAGACAATCAGTGGGCCTATGCGAGAAACATTTATGGCTTTGAAAATTCAATCAAAACACGATCCGGTTCTCGGTGGCTTTCAATCGGGAGCCTCTCTGCCTCTGATCGGCAAATTAAAGGGATCGGGCAAATTCAGGCAGGACAGAGCAACTACAATTTCGGGGCATGGAACCACCAGCTTTTCAAACTTGATGGGGCGACCTATCAAAACGTCTCGGCGGTTCGAATCAAAAACAATTTCAACACGACGGGCGGCTCTGGTTTCATCGGGTTTGATTTTTTTAAATTCTCAGGAACGAAGAACGTTGTCATTGCCAACGGTATTCAGACTCCTGTTCGGTGGGACGGCACAAGCGCAGGCGTCGTTAATCTTTCGGGTTCTGCTCCTGCAACAAGCGATGACTTCAGAAATTTCCAGAATTACGGACTCCTTTATGACTTCGATGCGCTCACGATCTACCGATCAAACCTCAATGACGCCAATGCTGGATATGGGAGCAACACGCCCTATGTCATCCCGTCAGAAAAAATCGGGGACATCGGCTCCGGCTTCATTCAATTCGGTGATGAGCTTCTTGTCACGACGCGCCGCTCGGTTCACAAGCTCGTCCCGACAGGCGTGTCAACGGCCCCGTTCGCGCGAAAGAAAATTACGTCAGAAATCGGGAATCTCTCACATCGCGCGTTGCTTGCCATTGACAATGGCGTTCTTATTCTGGATTACACTGGCATTTATTTCTACGATGGGATCAATCTCGTCCGCGCAAGCCAGCCAATTCAAGGAACGTGGGGAAGCATCAATCAAGAAAAACTCGTCAATGCCTGTGCCGTCAATTACAAGGCAAAAAACTGGGCTTTGTTCGCGGTTCCCTACGGGTCTGGACAGGCGACAAATAATCTCATTCTCGCCTACGACTATCTCAATTCCGTGCCGGTCAAAGGCAAATACGTATGGTGGATGTTCGACAATATTACGGCGCAATCGATGGGGATTTTCCGCAATTCGTCCCTCGTTGACGAATGGTGGACAGGGGACAGCACAGGAAAACTTTTCTTACAAGATTCTGGAACCAATGATGCCGGGGCGGCATTCACTCAAGAAGGAAGAAGCAAAGCCTATGATTTCAAGAAGCCGCACATCGACAAGCGGCTCCATGAATGCCGCTATGTCTTGGATTCTTCCGGTAACTGGAGTCTTACGACGCTGATTGACTTGGATCAGCAGAATTCCCCTGCCAATCAGCAGAGCATTGATCTTTATACAGGCGGGACGTTATGGGGGTCTTTTACATGGGGTTCTGGTGCTTGGGCAACGGCTGGAGTGATTCAAAAGCGGAAAAAATACGCTTCTACGGTTCGGGCGAGAACGATTCAGTTCAGGTTCAAGATTTCAACCGTGGATCAGTATTTCAGGCTTTACAGGTATCTCCCGGCGGTCAGTTTCAAGAACGCGAAAGGCCGTGATGTCTATTCTTGATTTTGTTTCAATCGATCAGGACATAAAAGACCCCAAGACGCTTAAAACTAACCTTGAGGACTTAAAGAGCCGATTGAATATGCTGATTGAATTCATTCACATCGGGAGCGGGACACCGGAAGGGGCTGAAACTGGAAGTGTCGGCCATATCTTTCTGAGGACGGACGGCGGGGCAGGGACGACGCTTTACGTGAAGCAAAGCGGAAGCGGGAACACAGGATGGGTGGGTAAATAAAATGGGTGCATATTCACGGACTTATTCTTTTACGGATGGGACGACCGCCTACGGATCGCAGGTCGCTTTTGAGCTTGATGCCCTTGGGTCAAGCGTAAATAACATCGTCAATGCTCAGATTTCCAGCGGGGCGGCGATTGCTGATACGAAGCTGGCACAGATTGCCACGGCTGGAAAAGTTTCCGGGGCCGCTCTGACGTCTCTTACGAGTATTCCTTCTGGGGCCGGGGCTATTCCGAGCGCGAATCTTGATCTTGTTTCGAGTGATCTTCCTGCCGGTTCCGTCGTTCAGTATAAAAGGGCTTCGATTGCTACAGTCGTATCATGCTCTACGAATATTCCAGAAGATGACACCATCCCTCAAAAAACTGAAGGGACGGAAGTCATTACAGTTGCAATTACCCCCAAAAGCGCGACGAATTTATTGGTCATCAAGGCTTATTTTAGCGGGACTGGTTCTGGAAATTCAGCAACGCAAACAGTCGGGGCATTTTTCCAAGACACAACGGCGAATGCACTTTATGCCTCATTCGCAGAAGGATCTGTAAGCCAAGGTAAAAAGTCACATGCAATGAGCTATGTAATGGAAGCCGGGACGACAAGCTCAACGACGTTTAAGCTCAACGTCGGTTCACAGGCTGACACTTTTTATGTGAACGGGAATCATCTTGGGAACAGAATTTTAGGTGGAGTTTGTCAGGCTTGGATTGAAGTATGGGAGATCGCGGTCTAATGGCACTCTCAAAAGAATCAAAAGATGCTCTTAAAAAGGAAATCGCTGAAGTCAAAAGGAAGCGGGAGCCTGTAACGAACAGGATTCGGGAAGTCGAAGACCAACTGGTCGCATTGAAAAAAGAGAGAGATTCTTATAACGACCAGATAAATAAAATCCAATCGGATTTTGACAACGGGTGATGTAATGGCGAGCGTATTTCAGAACATGACATTTCAGGGCGGGGCGCGTGGGGTTTTAGACCCTTTCGGGATTTTCGGCGGCGGGAAGAAAAAGGGAAGCGCGGGGCCGAGCCTTGAGGACATCCTCGGAATCATTGATCGATACAGTTACAAGCCGCAATACACGGCGCAGACTGAAAAGGGTCTTTACGATCTTTTCAATCAGACGACCGGGCTTGGTGGCGGCGGAGTGAATGCAATCCCGTTTGATATTGGTCTTCCGACGACTGGGCTTTATGACGCCTTGACGCGGGGCATTAAAGAAGAATATCTCGGAACTCCGGGCGGCCCTGAAGGCGGTCGGATTGCCGACATGCGCGCCTATTACAACAACCTCGGTATTCCCGAGCAGGCGATCAATCAGGAGCGTCTTGCTGAGAAGGATTTGAACAATACGCTGACGGATTCAGCCGCTCGGATCAATGAAAGTCAGAAAGATCGGCTTACGAGCGTCCTTGGGATCGGTTCAGGGATTGGGAGCAATCTTTACAGCCAGAATTTGGCACAGCATCGCGCGAACGCTGGCATGGGACTTTCGGCTGTCGGTATTGACGTCGGCGTGCAGGATGCAATTCGGCAGGCGAACCAGCAGAGCTTGAATGATCTTCTGGGTGGGATCGGCGGCCTTGTCGGAACGATTTATGGCGGGCCTGTGGGCGGCGTCGTCGGCTCTACTGCCTCAAGTTCCATCGGTGATCTTTTCGGAACCGGAGGCGGCAATCAATATGCCCCGGCGAATGTTTCCCGTGGGACAGGTGGATACTACAATAATTCCGTGCCGAGCATTTATGGGTCGGCTGGTAAAAGCTCTGCAAAACTTCTTTCGTAAGGAGAAACGCAATGGCGTTCGATGATCCGAATTACACAAAGGCGAAGATGGGGAGCGGAATCGGGAATTTGCTTGCCGGATATACGGGAGCGGCCCAAAAGAAACAGGGGCTTGATCTTGCGAGGAAAGAGCTGGCAATGAAAGACCCGAACCGTCAGCCCGGGATCATGGACTTGCTTGGCGTGGCCGGTGACATCTATAAGGCCCAGAGTGTTTATTCGATGATGCCCGGCATGGGGCCGACGCCAGCTTTTGATCCGAACCGATTCAAAAACATCATTGAAGGGCTTCAGGGCTTACAGGCTTCTCTTGGACAGCCTACCGGGATGCCCGCGCCCGGCCCGGCGATGCCCGGCATGGCTCCGGCGGCGGGTGGCGCGGCTCCGGCCAGCGTGCAGAAGCCGACTTCTGTTCTCAATAAATATCTCGTCAATCAGGCTGAACAGCGTTCGCCTATGGCCCCGGCGGCCCCCGGGATGCCCCCGGCTGGAGCGGTCCCTGCCCCCGTTTCTGTGAACCGGGCCGGTGGGCCTTCAAAAGATTATTCGAGCCTCTGGAGATAACAAATGCCACAGCTTCCCCCTTGGGATCAGATTGAACAACGAATGAGGCAAGCCGGTGAAAGCCCGGAATCCATCATGGCTTCTTTTGAAGAGTATCAGGCCATGGCTGATCCGAATCCGAACATTACGATTTCTCCGATGGAAAACAATGACCAGAGGGCTTTGAATCCTTCCCCGGCTCCCGTCGCTTATACGGATCAATTCAACAGGATGGGGCCGACGATCAAGGTCATGAACCCCGGGATTGAAGAGAGCAAGAAAACTCTGGAGGGCGTCGCACAGGCTCGCGTTCTTTTTAACCAGCTTGACGTTGTGAAATCGGCGGCTGACCGGCTCATCCCGGCGGCAGACGTCGTGAAGATCGGGCCTGTCGAATCCGGCTTTATGGGGAGCGTCCGTGGCCTTCAGAGGCAGGTCGGAAATCTTCCCATGATCCGCACGGAGGAAGCCGGTGTCCGGCCTTGGGAGCAGTATTCGAACGGAGTGCTGGCGATTCTGGCTCGCGGTCTTGGTGAAAAGGGCGTTCTCACGGAGCAGGACGTCGAGCGCGTGAAAGGGCTTCTTCCCCGGGCTGATGACACGACTGTTTCACGTGAAACAAATTTCAATGAACTGAAGACCTTCGTGAAGTCCAAAATCGATCTTTATGAAAAAAATTTAAGGGAAAATACAGCTTATGCCCCGACCTGACGGTATGAAAACATGGGAAGAGGTTGTCGGATCGCCCGAATTCCATGCCCTGACTCCTGAAGATCAGGAGGGGGCAAAGATGCAGTATTTCGAGGCCAATATTGCCCCGAATTTGCCCGAGGCCGATCGGGAACCTGCCATGGCCCAGTTTATGGGGGATTTTGCTGATCCTGCTTCCCAGCTTCAGGCCCTTACCAAGACCTTCACCCCGGCTGATCCTGCCCCACAGGCCCAGCAGGGCGCAAATTTGACGCCCCCGGCGGCTCCTTCTCAGAGCGCGTTTCAGATGGCAGGGCTTCCCGGCTCCGCTATGAATGCGGCGGCACAGCTTACCGGAGGCGGCGGGCTGAAGGGCGCGGCGGATTCTTTGAATCGGGACGCTGACGTCATGGAGGGGAATCTTCAGTTCGGTGGTCAGATTGCTGGTAATTTCGTCGGAGGCCCGGCTGGCGGGGTTATGGGCGGGACTATGGGGCGGGCGATTTCAGAGCTTTCCCAGATTATCAGGGGGAAGAAGGCCGCAGACATGGGCCAATTTCAGAAGGATGTCGGGGCAGGTTTCACGGAAAGCACTCTCGGTGAAATCGGTGGGAAATTGCTCGGCGTCTTGGCAAAGTCCAAGACCGGCGCGAAAATTCTTGGGGCCGGTATCGGTGGTCTTGCTGGCGGGGAAGTCGCGGAAACTCTCATCCCGGGGAATGACAAGCGTCTGAATGAAGCCGGAAGGATGGCCGGGACGGCGGCGGGCGCGGCGGCGGGCTTTGCCGGGCCGGGGAAAATGATGGAGATCGGGGTTCGGGCTTTGGGGAACGTCTCGAAGTTCGCGGCTGAGCGTATTGCCCAGCGCGGGGCGAATGTCGTCCTTGATGATGCAAAAATGGACCCCGGCTTTTTCGGGAAGGTCGCCAGCAAGGCGGCTGACATTTTCAATGACCTGAAAGACGATGCGTATCGGGCTTTTGAAAAGACGGCTGATAAAATTAAATGGAACCCCAATTTTACTTTTGATGTTCGCCCGATCCAAAATGAAATGCGTGAGTATCTCGTCAAGATGGGCGCGCTTGGGAAGAACGGGCTTCCCGCAAAGAATCCCCCGTTCACGGCGCAGACTCCTGAAATGAACAAGCTCGTTGAGATTTACGGTCAGCTTTTGGGGAAGCCTTTCGGACAGTTCCCGAAGGCGAAGATGGATTTTCAGTCGGCTTCTCGGCTTATGAATTACCTCGATAATGCGATCCCTGAAGTGACTTACGGGGACGTCACGAAAGCCGCGAGTCCTTTTGTCGCAAGCCTGAAGATGGTAAGGAACGGGATTTCGGCAGAGATGAAAAATGCCAGCCCCGTTCTCCGTCAGGCCTATGAAGATTACGCGAAGTTCGCTGACATGCGAGCGTCCGTTTATCCGATCCTCAAGAATGAGGTCGCGGCAGAATCGAAACTCCGTAGTCTTTTGAACGGGACGAAGAATGCCGAGCGCGTTGCGTTCGAAAAAATGCTTTCATTGCACAAGAACGGCGCGCAGGTTGCCGATGATCTTTATGACGCCGCCGCCGCGAAGGAATTTTATAACTTCACCGTGGGAGGGAAAGCCGGGATCGGTAAGGAAGCCGCAGGAAATTTCCTGAAGGCGACTGATTCGGCCAAGCGTGTAGCAATGCCTGTCGGGAAGGGCATTAAAGAGGCCGCCCGCCGAACAATTCCGGCTGGCCTCAGTGGCCTTATTTAGACTCAAATGGAGCCGTCAAATGGGTAACGAACCGACGAAATATGCACCGCAGGCAATTCTTAATTATTCTATCGATGACACCGTTGCTCCGCCGCTTCTTCAGGTCGGCCTCCGGGCATGGGATGGGACGTCTTGGGTCAAAGTCGGTGCTGGCGGCTTGCCCATGTCCTCGGACATCAAGTATGCAAAGATCGATCATGCGACGAGCGGAGATAATACGGTCGTTTCGGCTGTTACTGGGAAAAAGATTCGCGTGATCGCACTTTTTCTTGTTTCGGCAGGGACCGTAAATGTCCGTTTTGAATCTGCCGCTGGCGGGACGGCATTGACCGGGCAAATGAATTTAATCGCAAATACCGGCTTCGTGCTTCCTTTTAATCCTGCCGGATGGTTTGAAACTGTGGCTTCTGAACTTTTGAATCTTGAGCTTTCTGGAGCGATTTCCGTGGACGGCTCCTTAACTTACGTGGAGGTTTAAAATGGCGACATACGCAGAACTTTTCGGGCTTCGTTCAAACGCTGATCTTCGGAATAAGATCGCTGTGGCTGTTACAGTCAAGGCACAGGCTATTCTTGGTCTGGCAACGCCTACTGTGAACCAAGTGACATGGGCAAGCAAAGCACTTACTTATCCGATTCAGGAAGCTGAAAAACTCATGAATTACGTTCTTGCGGCTAACTCTGGATTGACCGTCGCTCAAATTACAGCGGCGGCTGATTCTGCAATTCAGACGCATGTCGGCGCGGCTGTGGACAAGATGATCGAAGCTGGGGTGATCTGATGGAAGTAAAAAAGATAAATGAAAAAAGTTTTGAAGTTTGGGATGGGGAAGTCCGAGTCGGAACGGGGATTACGGAAATTGACGCTCTTGAGGACGCAAAGAAAAACGGGAATCGCGCGCGTTTGAAAGCGCAATTTCGTAAAGATGGATTGACTGGCGCGGAACTCGTCGCGGCGGTTGATGCGGCGGTGGCGGTGGCAAATGGCGAATGAGATTCTTCATAAAAGGGGAACCCCGGTTGTCTTTGCGGACACGACGGACTTTTCATCCACAAACAACGGATACACGCGCACGGCTCAGATTACTCTGGAAACGCTGGCTACGACGAGAGCGCGTCAATCTGACAAGGCTGATCTTGGAGCCACAAGGGCAAGACTTTACGCTGTGCGCGTCGGTATCGAGTTTGACGTTGCCCCCACAATCGGGCAGACCGTTGAGTTTTATTGGTCGGCATCAGCTTCCGCAACGGCAGGGACAGGTAATGACGGCGGGTGCTCTGGAACAGATTCCGGTTATCAGGCAAGCGCGGCAGAGGTGGACGAATTCAAGCCGCAGTTAATTTTCCTTGGTGCACTGGTTGCCACGGCTGACCTTGCCACAGTTGTCCAGTATCAGACTGTGGGTTATTTCACTCCTCCTGAAAGATACGGCCAGCTTGTCGTTGTCAATGAAACGTCACAGGCTCTTGAGGGAGATTCTGTGGAAATGTTCGTGGCGTTGGTTCCTATCGTGGACGAGGTGCAGTAATGCCGTCGAGGTATTTTGGTGGGACTGGATATGTCAACGGGCCATCTGGGGTTTGGGTTCCTGATGCTCCAGTCACTTTTGCGGGGTGGTTTAAAATTCCAAACAATACGACGAGCTATGCGCTCATGGGTTGCATGAGGACAGGGGCTATAGAGTATTCAGTAATGATTACTGATACTGGCGGGAAAATTCAGTCGTCTTGTCGGAGAAGTTCATCGAGCATCGGGACAGCGACAACTCCAAACGCATTTGACAAAAATGACTGGTTCTTTGCGGCGGCAACGGTTCATTCTTCGACTGATAGACGAGCGTATTTGTATTCAAAGGGAATGTGGGGGATTGGGACTGATACGACAAGCATCACTTCAGCAAACGGCACAGACCCCGACACAAGAATTGGGAGCTCATTGAATAGTCCTGGATCTGCTCTTGTCGGATTGATTGCGGCCCCCCATGTTTTTTCAAGAGCTTTGAGTTTTGATGAGATTCGGAATCTTGCTTTCAATACCTTGTCCACCCGCAGAAGTAGTATGAATGTTTTTGCATTTGATGGGCAAAGCCCGGAAACGCAACTTTCAGAGGCAAATAGTCCGGGGACGGTCACGGGGCTTACGTATCCTGTTTTTAATGACGAGCCTCCAATCACGATTCACAATGCGAGGCCACGCGTTCTTCCGTATCGCCCAGCTTCTTTTGGGATTCGTGGCCGTTGGGCGGCTGATGCTTTCATTCTCGGAAAAGCTCCGGCGGCAGGTGGCGGTGGATTTAAATCTGGGTGGGCTATGGGTTCTAACGCTGTAATCGGAGCAGGGGTGGCCGCATGAAGAAAAATATATCGGGGCAAAAAATTGGGGCGCAGTTGGTAAGTGCGACAGACGGCTCTGCATTTACCGGCTCTGTGACGGTTTATGTGACTGGTGATGCTGGCACACAGGCGGCTGGCTCTGTCGGCTCTGGGGCATGCACCCATGAGGGAAACGGCTACCATACTTACGCCCCGGCTCAGGCCGAGACGAACTATGATCTTGTGGCGTTCACATTTGTCGGGACTGGTGCTGTCCCTGTAACAATTCAGATTTACACGAACACTCCGCAAACGGGCGATTCCTATGCCATTGTAAACAGTGGGACGCATGGCAACGCGGCTCTTAAAACTCTGATCGATACGATTGATGATTTTCTCGATACGGAAATCGCGGCGATTCTTGCTGATACGAATGAACTTCAGACGGATTGGGTGAACGGTGGTCGTCTTGACCTTTTGATCGATGCAATCAAGGCAAAGACTGATAATCTCCCCGCTGACCCGGCTGACGCTTCAGACATCGCGGCATTGATTGACGCGCTTCCTACGGCGAATGAAAATGCTGATGCGCTTCTTGACCGCGCGAGCGGCGTTGAAACTGGTTATACGCCCCGTCAGGCTTTGCGGCTTATTCTTGCGGCCCTTGCGGCAAAGCTTTCAGGGGCGGCTACAACGACGGTCGTAATCCGAGACATCGGAGATTCGAAAGACAGAATCACGGCTACCGTGGATGCCAACGGAAATCGAACTGCTGTTACGGTTGACGCAACGTAATGTTTAATGCGCGATATTTCAATGTCCGTTATTTTGCAACACGGTTTTTCCCTAAAGTCGGCGAAGACCCTGTGGCTGGTGGGTTTCTCCCGCGATTGATGCTTCTGGGGGTGGGCTGATGCAAGAAATGGTAAGCATTGATTGGGATTCTGTAAAAAATCTTGGGACGACGGCAGGCGTAACAGGCTTCATTGTCTGGCTTGCCTATTTTGCCATCAAGAGAGTTCTTGAAATTGGGGAGGAATTCCTTGCCCGTCTTTTAACGAATCAAATGTCCATTTTGCAGAGCCATGAGAAGGAGCGCGGTCTTTGGATGGAGACGTTGAAGAAATTCAATGAATCCATCGACAGGTCGGCATCCTATCAGCGGGAAGAACACGCCCGAATGCTCATGTGTCTGGAAGATTTGAAAAGCCGGTGAAGAAATTTTTGGGTTGGCTGATAAAGAATGCGAGGCCTACAAATGAAGCCCCGCTTCCTCCATCTCAAGGTGAGAAGTTTCGGGGCGTCAGGTGGACGGCCCCGGAAGGATGGTTCGAAAAAATGTGGAACTGGATGCGTGGGAAATGAAAAGAGTCGTCGATCCGATCCGCGTTGAAGCCGTCCCGAATTCTGACGAATGGATTTTGCTGGAGCCTTTTAAATGGCATGTCGGAGACAAGAACAGCGAAGAAATCATTATTGTCCCTGAAAATTTCCGCACTGATTTCGCCTCAATCCCGAGGCCCGTTCGTGCGTTCATCAACCCCGTGGGCCGCATAAAGCCCGCCGCTCTCGTCCACGACTTTCTTTACAGTCTTCGAGGCAAATACGAAGACCGAGTTTACAGCCGTGGTCAGGTGGACAAGATTTTCCTTAAAATCATGGAAGCCGTCGAAATGCCTTGGCATCAACGGACGGCGGCTTATGCTGGGGTGTGCGCTGGCGGTTGGATTTACTGGAACAAAAAGCCTTAAACCGGAGCGCAACTTCCGAAGCCGACCCTGACGCCCTTCTTGATGAATTCGTAGGGCTTCCCCTTGGCTGTTTTCGCGCTTCCGATTTCACGCATCCTGATAAAAGCACAGCCTTCAGGGGCCATGAAATGCGCGGCACAAAGTCCGATACGCATGAGAACGTCAGGCATCAAAACGAGCAAAAAATCCCTGAAATCTTTGTTTTTTGCCAGCCTTTCGATTTCCTCACTTGTCGTCTCCCTCTTTTCCTTGAATCTTTCCCGCTCTTCAGCGTGAAACTTTTTAAACTTTTCGAACGTAGGCTTCTTCCATTTTTTCACAATATCAAGGGCATCCCACGCCAAGGGCTCCCAGTATTTCAGCATGTTCAAAAGCTTTGGAAGCGTATCAGCATGGTCGATTTGAATCGAATACGCGCTTGATAGATTTTGCGTGTAGCTGATTTTGTCAATGTCCAAGATTTTCATGTTCCCCTCTGATTTCCACGGGCAAAAGACGCCCGTGCGGTTGACGGTCTGTATTTTTAAATTCTTCTTCATGCTTTTTGCACATTCTGAAGGTCTTTACGTGATGCCGATCCCACGGGAAGGTCGGATCGGTTTCACAGACGACGCATTTGTAGGCTGGCATTTTATTCTCTGAAAAGGCAGGGGGCCGGTCCTTCCCCGGCTTAACGAAGCATCCATAAACAGGGGACGAAATCTTGAGAGCTTCCCGTCGGAAGATCGAAAATTTCATCGGGTCGTTTATGTCCGGTATCGAAAGAGCGGTTCGGCGTCTCAGTGTCCTCCCCGAATCGATTGCTTCTTTCTCCATGAACCGCCGGTTCCCCCGGTTCAGAATCGGTGTCATATCGCCACCGCGCCCCCGCCATGATTTTTATTTTTTCTTTTTCGGTTTAATCCATGACTTCAGACGGAACAGGATCAGAGGAAAAATTTCCTCCGCCTTTGCGACCGCGATCCTGTGATGTTCCTCGGCTTCTTCCCACGTCGAAGACCGTGTTTGATACTGATCGTGCGGGCCTCCGAAGATCATTGTCTCAAATATCAGCGGCGGCCCATAATTTGACCAGTTATGGTCAAGACCCAGAAAAACCGTCGAGATATAAATCCCGTTTTTCATCCTTGTTTCTGCCACTCGTCGGAGGTCGATCCGCGATAACTGATTCAACCACTCCTCCCGCGTCACCAAGACCGGCTTTTTGTCCTTCAGAATGTAATGACCTAACTCTTTCATCATCTGCCTCCATTTCCCGCACAGGGCTGTCGGCATCGATCAGCCCATCGGTTTTAAAAAAAACAGCGTTGATGTAAACGGTATTCCCGGCTTCGAACTTCTTGATGATCGGCTCCCATGTTCTCCAATTCCTGTTCGGCGGGTAAAGGCATGTCTTTCCCGTTCGGCCTTCGTTTGAACGGAGAAAGACGTAATAAAAATGTCCTATGCCGCGCCGGGTCGGGAGCTTTTTGATGCCAGTGATCCAGAAAAATTCTGTGATTTTTTCACGAATCGTTTTCAATTTCCACCTCCCTTATCGTGGCTGTCGAGGGCGCGGAGCATTATTTGAAAGCGTCTACACCCTTCTTCTCCCACTGGATGCTTCCGATATTCTCTGGCCGCGTCGACCACGGCCTGAACTTTCTCTGCATCCACAACTCTGATAATCGGCCCTTGAACAGTGTGCATCCCGCTCTCGGCCTTGCGGTATAGCTTCTTGTTGAAGTTGAGCCATTCCGGGTGATCGCTCACGACTTCCCTCCAGACAGCGCGGCCTTGAGCCTTTGGTGGAATTTTCTAGCGGCTTCCCATTGGCGCTGATACATACTCTCCCGAAGCGCCTTCTCTTTGAATTGCAGAGCAAAATCAAGATGCTTGTCGGCCTCTTTCAGTAAGTCAGCCTCCCTCTCCTGAAACTCCACCGGGGGAGTGAGGGCGGCGGGGTTCATCGTCAGCAACATTCCAAAACTTTCAAGGCTTTCTGGAAAGCCTGTGCTGTTC